GACTTCGCATAATGCGCCCTATGCAAAAAAGCCCCGTGCGTCGGCATTGTCGCACGGGGCTTTGTTACATAAGGCAGACCCTAATTATGCGAAGTCTCAGGCAAGTCATTTTCGGGACGGGTTCACAGTTTCGGAACGCCGTTTTCCAAACAGGACAAACAATTTCCGTTACTGTAACAATAAATATTACCCGCCTTCCGGCTGGCCAAAAAGCGGCTATTAGGGTCAAGGATGGCAAAGTTAAATGTTGGGGAATGTGCGAAGCTGATAAACCGGCGTGATGGCCATCCTTTCCGGCGACGTGTAAACCTATGCTGCCGCATACGGTTTAAGTGTTTAGATAGCTACGCTTGACCTACGGCCGACGCTTTTACGCATTCGCGGGTCGGGTTTGGGTTCTGCACGTCACTTAGCCTTTGTCATTCCTGGAAGCCAAAGTGACACGGTCGCCGTCGTGGGTGTGGTACGGGTTGAAGCGCGGGGTGGCGATGAAGTCGGCGCACTCTTGGGGGCTAACCAGGTACTGCGTGGCCTGTTGGGTGTAGCAGGTGCATTTGTCCTTGGACTTGATGCACCCGGCCAGCTTGGGGAAGTCGGTCACCTTGACGATCTGGGCATAGGCCGGGGCGGATTCGGGGTGGTTGATGACGGTGGGGACAAAGTCAAAGCTTTGCGGGTGTTGGGGCATGGCCGGGCTAAAGGCGGTGCCCGTTGGGGGGGTGGGGAAACTGCCGGGCGCGGACGAACCCGGCACGGTTTGGTAGGTTTGCACCTTGTCGGCCTGTGAGCTGACCAGGCGGTAAACGCCCAAGGCCACCAAGGCTATCAAAATAAAAACCGCATAAAACTGCGGCGGTATCGCCCGCTTGAGCTTGGTGTGGATTTCGGCGGACTTGTAGAGCGGATAAACTTTTTTAGGGAGCCTATAGGTGGTCTTGACGGCGGTGGTGGTCGATAGCACATTGGTGTGGCACTCACCCCATTCATATTTGACACGCCGCAGCCAGGTGCCCGTCAGATGGATATGCTTGCTGACCAAGTTCTTTAGGTTGGAATCAATCAAGGACGGGTGCTGGGTGATGCAGATAAAGTCCAGTCCACGGTGACGGTGGGTCTCGAAGGCGGCAATGGAGTCCGGCACTTTGGAAGACGAGGAGCGCGGGCGGTAAATCTTCTGCACTTCGTCAAACAGCAAGATCGCCCCTTGCGGTGCCCACAAATGCCAATCCAACGCCCGTAAGGCATCCACGGGCAAGGACTGGCACGGCACACAGTGCGGGTCTTCGCACTTGACGGGTTCATGCCGGAGCTTGAATTCGGAGACGCCATGCTGGAATATCGGGCGGCCTTCGTCAACGATGCCCAGCAGTTCATTGACGGCGTAGGCGGTCTTGCCGCCACCGGGGGATGCGGTGATCAATTCAATCATGAGCTGATCTTCCCAAAACGGTCAAGGAACAACAAACCGGCACGGGCGACAATCGCCGCCAGAACAATCCCAAAACCCGTGACGAAACCGCCCAGGGCGGCAATGTTGTAAATTTCGGTCGGCAAGGAATTCACCGAGTTAACGACGCTGGAGACAATGGAATCGACAGCGACCTTGTAGCCCGTAAACGTCAGGACACCAAAGCCCAGCGAGAAAAGCACCCGACCCGGAATCAGGGTCAACAGCGAAACCACCCACGAAAAAACAGCACCCATCAGAAACGCCCTCCCGAGCCCGTCAAAATAAAGCCTGCCGTCAAGAACGAGACGGCCAGCACCAAATAGCGCAGATACGACACAAAGTCACAAATCAGGCTGTAAGAGAAATGGATATCCTGCCCGGTTGAACTCAGATGCACGACCCGGTCGGCAGGACACGAACCCTCGGCCGAGATGACCGGGGAAACGTTGGTGGTGATTTCCTTGGTGCCTAGATCCTGCGGGTCAATTTCCGGCGGAGTTGCCGGACAAATCAGCCAGTCAGGATGGTTCGTACACACGTCGGCAGCGTCCTTGATGGCATCAATGACGCCCAGGAACCAATCGCCCAAGGCGTCAAATTTGCCCAGTTTTTCAAGCCAGGACAGGTTATCCAATTTAGACGAGATATCGCCTAGCTTGGTGTTACCCTGCCCTACCCCGTCCTTGAGTTCACCCAGCTTAGTATTGGTCTGCCCTACCCCATCCTTGAGGCTTTCCAGCTTGGTGTTTGACGTGCCCAATTCATCCTTAATGCCGTCCAACTTGGTGTTGGTGGTGTCCTGTTTTTGCAATGACTCGGAGGCCTTGGTGGCCAGGTCATCCAGCTTGGTGTTGGTCTCGGTCTGTTTGGCGGTGATTTGGTCAAACTTGTTGGCCATGGCGTCCATTTTTTGGCTGAATTTGTCGCTAAACAAATCCTGCTTGTTGGATATGCCCTTAATCTCATTGACCAACGAATCGGTCTTGGCCAAAAGGTCGGAATTTTGGGCAATCTGGGTCGTTTCCTTGACGATCAAGTCCATGACGTAATCCAAGGCCTGTTGGGCAATGGCGGCGATCACCGCCGTCTTGGCATCCATTTTCTTGGACGTGTCCAGGATGCCGGCCAGTTCGATTGAGCGGGTGGTGTTGATCGCGGCCAGGACATCGCCGATTTTGCCGGACATGGCCAGCATCGTGGACTCGCAAGCGAGGGAGCCACACGTTGTCGGAGTGCCAGAACCAGAACCGGTACCGTCACCCGTTGACCCTGTGCCGTCGCCAGTGCCATCGCCGGAACCGGAACCGGAACCATCAGGCGGAGGGTTTCCAGAACCATCGCCAGGGGGCGGATCGCCGGAACCGTCACCAGGGGGCGGGGCGTCATCAATGGCGCATGTCCATGGATCTACATTGTGTTGGCCAGCCGGACAAGTGACGGGGTCGTCCATCGCACAGGTGTAGTTGTCCACATTATGCTGATGGGGCGTGAGGGTGCAGTCGATAGGCGGGTCGGACACGCAGTTATAAGGGTCGAGGGTGTCATTGTGCATGTGGGCACCCAAGAGCGTGCAGTCCGGCAGGGGGTCGGGGGCGCAAACATAATCGGAGACATTATGTTGGTTTGCCGGGCAACTGATCGGCGGTTCGGCACAGGTTGCGCCGGGATAGCCGAACGACTGGTAATGGTTGGGTCCCAAACAGTTCAGGACATTGCACATGTTGCCCGCGGCAAGAACAGAAGGTTCGGGACAGGCTTGGTTATAAGCCACCTCGACTTTGTACTGGCAAGACGTTGCGCCGGAGGTTCCAGGAAGGGGGTTGGTAATGGTGTTGGTCACGTCTATGCACGTTTTTGGCGTGTAATCACAAACCGTCGAAGCCGTCGAAATACAAGAATTTCCGCTTAACGTGTACGTACTAGGACAAGAAGAAGCGCCATAGCAAGTTACCACTGGCGAAAACGCAACCACCCCAGGATTACTGGAGCTTTGCATATTACAACCAAACAATTGCTGGGTTGCAGATTTGGAGGTTAACGTACAAGGAGATATTAAACTGTACATGGTAGGGCCATACTTAAGATTAATAGCCTCATCAGGCGAACTACCAGAAGGACCCGTCACAGGGGACGTAATGCGACAACTAGAAATGGTAAACGTAGGGTCTACAGCAGGGCAAGCCGTGCCATTCGTCGCAAACGAATCAAACGACAAAGCCAACAACATGAAAAGAAACGCAAAACGGTATGTTTTCATGTTATCAGCCCAAGGTGATGTAATAACCCAGGATGGTCACGACCAAGAAGACAATGGCGTAAAAGTCCATCAGATGCCCCTACGTAAGATTTTGATGGAATAGGCCGTGGCGAGGATCAGCAGGCACAGGCCGGACAGCTCGATTGAATCGGCCAGCGATATCCCCGAGTAAGAATTTTGGAAACCCAACTGGAAACAGGCCGGAAAGGTCAGCACAACGGACGAGCTGGAGCCATCGGCCAGCGTCAGGCCAAGACTGATTTGCGTGGCGGAGACGGGCGAGGCGGACGCGATCAGGCCATAGCCGGGGATAAACGCCTGGGACTGCAAATTGTCGGCAACGGTCTGGATATCGGGGTAACAGTAATTTTGGTAGAGGTTCATGGCGAAGCCCGAAGGGATAAGCGGGGCTGTTAACCCCGCTTGGGTTTATGCGCCGCGGCGCAAGTATTTGATGGCGGCAATCGCCACGACCACCAACAGAGCGGCACCGGCAAGGACTGCACCATCAGTGGCGGCGGTCGCCAAGGCACTGGTCACCGCATCGGGCAAGGCGGCGGACGCCGAACCGGAGACCAAAGCACCGGCAACACCCGAAGCCACCACAACACCACCAACCACACGTTTTTGAATATTCATGTTTAACACCTTTTCAAAGTCACCGGGAAACCGCCCGGGCGGATTGGCCAATGGCCAAATGGGTCAGGCCAAGGCCTAAGCATTGGGGGACAGATTCTGAACCGTACCGGCCTTGGACGGCGGCAATTCAAAAATCTGGTCATTTTTAAACGAGAAACCGGCGGAACCGTTCATCAGGTACGGCGTAAGGGGCACCATGGCGTTCTTGCCTTTCAGGGACACCAGCTGGTTGATGGATGCAGCGGAGGCTTTCTTCAGTTTGACGCTGTGCTGTGCAGGACGGATATCCTCACAAACCAAAACAAAAGTAGAAACACCGTTTTCCTTCTCTTCAATCACATCTAAAACTTTTACAGGTATATGGGCCATTGTTATTACCTAGGGTTAAGCGACTAAGCGCAGTAAGGGCGCACGCTGGTAAACGTGCCGTGGGGGTTCCGGCTGATACCAGCCGGGGAATTGCGCGCCGAAGTCGACTTCGATAAAACGCACAAAAGGGATGATGTCCGCGCCGTCGTTCAGGCCGTTCATGTTCTGGAGGGCGGCACGGGAGAGGCCGCACTCGGTCAGCATTTTGACGTGGCGGTTAAAAGTGCCCCGTTGACCCGAAGAAGTAGTCATCAAATCAATGACAACCGACCAACCATCCCGGCGAATCTCGCGGTAAGTGCGGAAGGCAGCATCCGCGAGAGCGGTGGAAACCTTCCCGGTTTTGCCCACCTTGGCAAACTTGGCGCGGAGCTGGTCTTGGATGTCGGTGTCTTTGACGATTTTCATGGTCTGGCCTTTAAGTGCGGTGAACAAATCCAACGTGGCAAGCTGCCAATATGTTTGTAGGTGATTTGGTGCGAAAGAATTATTGTGAAAAATGTCATCCAGGCGGAGGGAAATGCCCAGACGCTCAAAATAGCGGTGGTAGAGCGAGACTTCCCAACGGATCAGCGCGGTGGAATAGTCCAGAAGTTCCGGGGTGTACACTTCGTTAAGGAGTTCACCGTCCGGTTTGGAAACGTTGCGGCGGATGGTTTCCTTCACTTCGGCAGGTTTCAGGTACACCTTGATTTTCTTCAGGCGACTATTCTTCTTGCCGAAGTAGGCGGTGCCGTCGTAACCCGTGCGGCTTTTGGTCTGGCCAAAGCTGACATTGCCCAGGGCATTGATAAACGCCCTCGCCTCACGGTCATCCTTGGCGCGGCTGGAATAGGTGATGTCAATGTGACGGAGGCACCACGAATCAAAATCAAGATAGGGAACCAGTTCAGGATACGTGGTGCACAGCAAGTCGATAAGGGTCTGGCAACAGTCGTAAAAATCATCCGAACCAAAGACGTTATGGCCTAACATCAGCTTGGCGGGGCTGGCCTGGATCTCGATGTAAAACTGGTCGAGGCCGTCATAACGGTTGTCGAAAATCTTAAACGCCATGCTTTCGTAGGAACTCGGTATGGATTCCCATGGATGGCGTGTCCTGAACACCTGGCCGTCACGGTTGACCGATTGTTCGAGAGGGACGCCCAGCTCCACCAAGTGAAAATTAGGCCAGCGGGCAGGATAGCCGACCTTGTGAAAATCACAGCGCAAAACGAGCTTGTCGATCATGCCGAAAAGCCCTGTTTTGATTCACCATGAATCAAGAGTCCACTGGTTATAGTATGTGGACTCTTGACGGCGGAGCCATGCGTTAGAACCGCGCCATTTCCTCCTCGTGGCCTCGTCGTCGTTGGCGCGGAAAATCCAAAAATCGGGGGCATCATTTGCACATGACCGCAGCGAATTGCGTAACAGCTTTTTTAGTACGGTTTAATTTCGTAACGGCGACAGGTTCAGCCTTCGGATTTCGTAACGGTTTGGAACGCAGGCGGTAAGCCCGCATTTTGCAGGCATCGGAACAGTAGACCATCGGGCGGCCGACAACAGGGCGCAATTGAGGAAGCGGGTTGTAACACTGGGGGCAATGGTCGGTGAAGGCCGTCCAATCGACCTGCCGATAAGCGGGTTCATGGGTTTTCATAATAGTTCACCCTGCCCCACAGCAACCGATGGCTGGACAGGATGAGGGCAAAGGCCATCGGGTAAAAAAGGGATAACCAGTTTTTCTAAAACTGGGGAATAAAAAAGGAGGTGGTGGTGCTGTTCGGGGGTCAACGAACGGACAAAATCGGGTTTCGTGGTTTTCATAGCTTTGCCTCTATGGTTTGGTAATTTTTCACATATAAGTCAACAAATGCGGCATAGTTTAAAAAAATTATGTCACACATGTGAAGCATAGAATATTCACAAATGACAAATAGTGTCAAGCGTGAAATATTGTCAAATGTGAATTAACCAAATAAAGTCAGGGAAGAGGTAAAAAAAATGAACGCTACAGAATGGCTTGAAAAAGCAAAAAACAAGTTAAAAATCAACAGCGACTATGAGCTAGCAAAAATAATAGGAATAAAAGCAAGCGCAATAACAAATATAAAAAAGAGAGATTCAGGAATTGATAACTATGTAGCCTCACGACTGGAAGACATCCTCGAGCTAGAGAGAATGACCATAATTATTGACATGGAAATACAAAAGGCAAAAACAGAGGAAAAGAAACGCTACTGGGAAAAGAAAGAACAAATCTTCCTAAAGAAAAAATAAGGCCATGAAAACCCTACTATTAATTTCATTACTTACCGCAATTCTACTGATAGCAGCAAAAATGCTAGGCAGTAAAAAACATAAAACCGAATGGCCATACTACGCAAAAAAACCCCTATCAAAACCCGAACAAACCCTGTACTTCAGGTTGATTGAAGCCTTGCCTGACAATGTGGTGCTGGCTCAAGTGCAACTGTCCAGAATCATGGGGGTAAAAAAGGGCTATAAATTCCACGAATGGAACAACCGGATAAACAGGATGAGCGCGGATTTTGTCATATGCCAAAAAGACGCATCAATAAACGCGGTGATAGAGCTTGACGACTCGAGCCACAACCAAGAAAAAAGAAAGGAGGCCGACACAAAAAAAGACAGGGCATTAACGGCGGCGGGGATAAGAATCATTCGGTGGAATGTAAAAACCATGCCCAGCAAAGAAGAAATAAAAGCCACTTTCAAAACCACGGAACATCAAAAAACTAACGTAATGAACGCGGCCGATTTAAAAATAGAAATAAGCGAGCCCTAAGACTTCGCATAATGCGCCCTATGCAAAAAAGCCCCGTGCGTCGGCATTGTCGCACGGGGCTTTGTTACATAAGGCAGACCCTAATTATGCGAAGTCTCAG